GCTGAAGCCGATAAAGTTCGCCTTTGATCATAATGCTCTGTTGAAGATGCTCTTCCCAGAGGTGCTGCCGGATAGCTCGTGTACGTGGACGGCGGATAGCCTTTGCCTGAAGAGACCGAAGGCCTTTAATGAAAGTACCTTCGAAGCGGCCAGGTGACCTCGAGGCACTATGATATTATCATTGAAGACGATACGGTGGCGCCAGATTACGACGAGCTCGGTGGGGAAGGGTTGTGTCCGACGAAGGATGACATCGAACAAGCGATTGGGTGGCATAGGTTGGTGCCGCCGCTCTTGACGGACATGCGGAAGGGGCAGAATCTGGTGGTGGGGACACGGTGGTTTGAGAGGGATCTCTTGAGCTGGATTGATGAGAATGAGCCTCAGTTCGTTGGGTACACTAGGGCTTGTCGGGAGAATGAGAAGGGCGAGCCAGACGAGCAGGGCAGGGTTGTTTATCCAAAGAGGTTTGATGATGAGGTCCTTAAACAACTCGAAGCTACGATGGGGCCTTACCTCTTTAGTACCTTGTACATGAACAAACCCATCCGAAGCTCAGATATGGTCTTCCAACCAGAGTGGTTTAGGTTCTACGACACTACCCCTGTGCTGGAGAGGCTCGCCATCTTTACAACGGTCGATCTGGCAGGAGACCCTGAGCAGACGAAAACAAAAGGGGATTACAATGTGGTGATGACAACGGGGAAGGACCGTACAACTGGGGTGGTTTATATCTTGCAGTACTTCCGTAAGCATTGTAATCCCGGAGAGCTTATCGACGCGATTTTTGACCACGTACGGAGGTGGCGCCCCATTCGGGTTGGGATAGAGGCGATTGCCTATCAAGGAACGCTGTCCTACTGGGTCAGGGAGCGGATGAGGAAAGAGAATATGCACTTCTTCTGTGAGGGCTTCACCCACGGGAAGAAGGCGAAGAATGTTAGGATAATGGGTCTTCAGCCCCTCATTGCTAATGGGACTGTTATGATGAGGAGGACTATGGGAGAGCTGCAAACAGAGATGCAGGCTTTCCCCTTCGGGGCTAACGACGACCTTATCGACGCGTTGGCGAGTCAGCTCCCTCTGTGGGGAAGGGTGGGGAAGATGGATGAGGAAAAAGCTGAGGCGACGGCTGGACATCCTTTCTCGTTTGAAACGGCTGTGGCGGAACTTAGGGGTAAAGCGGAAGAAGATGAGATTGAAAAGTTAATGACGGTGGTATAAAATGATAAGGGAAAAATCCCCATATCCTGGAAAGGAAATCATGGTTCATCTTTCCTCCGAGAAGCTGGGGGGACGAGTGAGGACCGTCCCCCAGCTTTTTCTAACTAAGAGGCTTTTATGACCCCCCTATACAGGAGACATCGATGGATTTACGAACTATGCTTGAGCTAATCGCACAATATGGGTTACCGATCGTTCTGGTCGTCTACTTTATTTGGCGAGACTATGAACGCGAGAAGAGAAACAACTTAAAGGAATCCGCAATGCAGGCCCACGTACAAGGGCTTGAAAAGGAAATGCGGTCTTTGTTGATAAACCTTGTGGAACGTACATCTTGTATTATTGTCGCCAACTCACAGGCGATGCAGGATTGGTTAGCGGTACTAAAAATACGGCCTTGTCTGGCAGACGAAATAGCCAAAAAAGTGATTGAAGAAACACTGATAATGGCAAAGGAATCTAATAAAGAATGAGCGATACAAAACAACAACTCGAATCGTCGAAGTCCGAACTGGAAGTAACCAAGACGGACCTGGAAAGCCGTGTTGCGACACTCCAGACCAAAGACGGCGCGGATGCGTTTATTGCAGAACGCAAGGCACAAGTCGATGCGTATCTGGGCAGAAATCCTTCGATGACGCCGAAAGATCCGACTCGAATGACGATGGGTCGGTTTATGTCTATTCAGAAGAAAATGCTGGACGATAATCCTACAGCGGTCGTTACGCGGGAAATCGTTGAGACGGAGAAGCGGCTGGTCAAGGTTGATGCCGATATTAAAAAAATCGACGATTCTTTGATAAAGGAGGGTCGATAAATGTCATTAGTCGTTGCTAATACTCTGTTTATCAAAGTCTCCGGCATCACAGACCCTGTTGACGCGAATGGGATTTATTATCGTAGGTCCTACGATGACACCGATGCCGAATACCGGCACGCCATCAATGGATTGTATGATGTAGAATACTCTGATGGAAACTACGCTTGGCGACTACATTCCTCAGATACGTTCTTTACCCACGCGAGCGAAGATCCGGACAGCATTCCTGTTGGTAGTTGGGCGGAATCTGCGGGCACAGGCACTGTTGCGATTGCAGCCTATACTCCAACCCTTGAAATCGCGAAGCCAGACGACTTGCAGATGATTGTATATAACACGGATTCGCTTGCCGCCGATTATGTCCAAGTTAATGATATTGATATGGATGTTGCTCCGTATAACGCAGGAGACGGGTTTACGCCGATTGGAACAAACGCTGACCCATTCACCGGCACGTACAACGGTCAGAATAAGACGATTAGCAAATTGAGGATAAACAGAGATCTGGCGGCGGTTGGACTTTTTGGACAAGCAGGAACATTAGCAGCTTTGAATGAAGGCATAAGAAATGTAATTATTCAAGACGCTACTATTACCAATTCCTCCACTTCTGCGAGTGTGCGAACAGGTGGTGCGGTGGGGCATCTGTTCGGTTGTCTTACAAATGTCCACGTTATAGATAGCACGATCCAAGCGACGGGCGTGACCACCAATATTCAGCAATGCGGTGGTGTAGTGGGGTTTCTTCAATCGGGACAATCAGAACGCTGTTCTGGAAGGGGATTGACTGTAACACACGCCTCAACCAACGCCAGTTCTTCTACAGGCTTAATAGCGGGTCAAGTTGGTTCAAATTCCGATGAGACTATCGGCATAGTCAAGAAAAGTTGGGTTGAAGGTGGCTCTGTTGATGGTCACAATGCGGGTGGGTTTGTAGGCGTGTCGTTTGCGGCTGTGTATGAAGATTGTTTTACCACAGGAGCGGTAAACGGAAGGAATAGATCATCAGGCTTTTCAAATAGTGCGGGCGGCGCCCGAGACGAGTTTAAGCGATGTTATGCAGCCAATTCGCCTGCGTGCGATGCAGCAAGTATTGCAGCTTTTGCGCATCAAATTGTTGCTAACTTTACTGTGACAGATTGCTATTTTGATTCGACGTTGGCTGGTGAGGTAACAGATGCGAATGCAACAGGACAAAACACTGCAGCGATGAAGGACGAGGCTAATTACGCGAACTGGAACTTCCGCACGACGTGGAACATCGACAAGTCTGAGACCCTCAACGACGGCTATCCGTATTTAGACAGGCGTTCGGCAGATGATGGAGGTATGTTAGGGGGAAGAAGAATACTTGGCGGTGCTATATTAGCTGACCGCATATCAGGAGGCCGCGGAGTCCTACGATGAACTGCCTCTTAATCCCGATGCTGATGCTGGCGTGTCATAACTTAGACACGACGACACCGTTGCAGGATGTCCTGAACCGATGGCTGGACGGGGCGGATATGCAGACGTTTAACGTACTGGCGCAGAACTGGCAAAATCCGGGGTTTATCAGCACGAACCCCTGTATCACGTTCACGGTAAAAAGCGATGTGAATTTGACAGCGGTGTTTGAGCCGATACCAGAGCCGGTTGTGGTAGAACCCGCCGCTGTCGAACCGGAGCAAACAGACAGAGAGCGGCTTTACCCCTTACTCGAACCTGTCTGGAAGACGCACACGGGCAAGCGGTATCATACGGAAACGTGCTTCTGGCGGGGGCTGATACCCGTCGAGACAACGGTATTACAGGCGATGCTGGACGGGCTGACAGCGTGCGGGCATTGCAAGCCGCCGAGGATAGAGGACAATGACCCGAATGACGCTATGTAGTGATTGTAAATCCGAGCCGCGTGTGTTTGGCAGCTATTGCCGGGCGTGTCATCGGCGGCGGTCGCTGGCAAGCCGAGCAAAGTATGCGGTATGCAGCTGGTGCAAGACGGGCCGACGCGAGCAGCAAAAATCGTATTGTCGGGAATGCCTGAACACGATAAACCGCATCATCGGACAGCGGCAGCGGGACGAAGCAGGCATTGAACGACGGGATATTGTCAGCCTGCCACCGGAGGTTTTAGAGTCGATGATATTATGTGAGCAAAAACGGATCGAGGCCGAAGAACGGCTACTGCTCGATACCGGCCATGACTTGGACGAAATCAGTGCCTATGAAGCAGACCGATATCTATGTGAGGCGACGGCGTGAATGAGCTTACTTTTATCAATCCCGATGATGGCAATGCTGGCTTTTTCCTGTCCGTCAATGCAGTACGGCGACGGTCAGTGAATACACAGAAACTTTAACTGGAGATAGTAATATGAGTACGCATGCAGCACGAACGATTAGCATCTCCCCTCGCGTGGACGAGGGGATGGAAACAGACCTTGCGATAGTTCTCTCTGACTACTACACTGGCGATTTGGTGCATGGGACGACAGGGGTTTGTTCAAGTACGATAACGTGGGCAAATGCGGCCATTGTCAAAGCCACTGATCCGGCAGCAGGAAAGTGGACAGAGCACACCCAGAGCGCCGATGCTGTTGTCGCTATTCCTCCTCTAACGAAGGGGAAGGTTTTCTTGATGAGGGCTTATGACTCCGCGAGTCCTGCTAAGACCGACATCCCAACTCGAAAGGGGCTCTACGATCCTGCCTCTGGGATGACCTATGGCGATGACGTTCCTACTATTGGGGGTCGAGTTCAGGTGGCACTTAGAAACTGAGGAAGAAGATGCGAAAAGAACTAACCGTAGATAAGTGGTTCGAGGAGCTGAAGAGTGGTCTGGAGTACCGGAAGCTCTATGGTAGGGAAGCTGCGTGGCACGAGCTTGAAGCCCTTTTCTACGAAGCTAAGAACCTCGGTCCGGCGAGAGGGCCAAACCTCATCTCCTCCATTGGGGACTCTACGGTCAGCCAGCTTGGTTCTCTTTATCCCTATATGATGGTGAAACCAAAAAGGCAAGACCTCGTCGAGCAAGCTAGGCTCCTAGAGAGTGTCGACAACACGCTTCTGGAAGACCTCGACCTGACCGGAGTGGTGGAGCAGGCTATTCTACATGCCTTCCTGTGGGGAAGGGGAATCCTCAAGATAGGATATGACTCCGAGTGGGGCTGGAATCCCCTTGGCCTCTCGCGTGAGGAGCAGCTCTTTGGGGTCAGCTTTAGCCAGTTCGATAGGAAGGGGAATAGGATCGAGTACAATGATAGGGTGAAGCCAGGGATGCCTTGGGTCTCCACTGTTCTCCCCCACGACTTCATCGTGCCGTGGGGGGTTTGTGAGATCGCCGATGCGCCCTGGGTGGCGCATCGAGTGATTCGCCACATCGACGACATCAAGGCGGACGATAAGTATGAGAACAAGCGGGATCTTCAACCGGTGATGTCTGCCGAGGACTTTGTCAAGTCCTACACGATGCCTTACGACCTGGATAGGGTTGGTGCTCCGAGGATAACGAGTGACGTGAAAGCGGAGTATTGTGAGCTATTCGAGATTAGGGATGGGAGGACTGGGAAGATTCTCGTCGTGGCAACAGGCCATGATAAGTTTCTCCGAAACGAAGCGGACGGTCTTCAGGTGAGGGGGCTCCCCTTTGTATCCTTCGGCCTAATCCCATCGACCCGATCCTTTTGGGTCACTCCTGATGCGCTTTATCTCCTCCCGTATCAAGTGGAGTTGAATGACATCTCTAGCCAGACCCGTCTACAGAGGAAGGCCTCAATCCTAAAGTTCCTCTTTAGTGCTGATGCTTTCTCCCCGGAGGAAAAGGCGAAGATTTTCAACGGAGACGTTGGGGTGGGCATCGAGGTGAAGGGCGGCATCCCCATCACCGAAGCTGTCAAAGACTTCACTCCCTATAACATGAACGCTATGGTGTTCGCCAATGATGGGGAATACATTCGGAGGAACGCCCGTGAAACGGTGGGCTTTTCTCGGAACCAACTAGGGGAGTATGAGCACCGTGGGAGGCGGACGGCTAGTGAGGTTATGGCTGTCCAAGAAGGAGCCTCTGTTAAGATGGGTCGGAGGCAGGGAAGGATGCGGCGGACCTATATCGACCTCTTTGAAAAGATTAACCACATCCTCTTCTCATATTGGAGAGGACCAAAGTGGGTCGACGTTGGAGGAGATTGGATGCAGGTGACCGGGCCAATGCTTCATGGGGACTACTCCTACGGGGTAGCCTTTGCTCAGGGCAGGCCGGTCGACGATCCGGTAATGCGTCAGAGTGAGGCCATCGCCATCTACCAAGCGCTGGCACAAGACCCTAATGCAGACCAAGTTGAGATTAGAGAAAATGTGAGACGAAGTATGGTTAGACCAGAAATGGGGAAAGGATTTAGCGGAAATGCCTCTGTACAGCCACAAATGCCCTCAATGCAAGAAGATCTTGGACAGTTTCCTGAGGGTGGAGGATAGAAATAAAGTTAAGTGCCCTAGCTGTGCGATGCCTATGCAGAAGCTGGTGACAGCGCCGAAGATTGACGTTGACAGGCCGATCACGCTTGAGCATGTTGAGCGCGAACCGAAGACCTTTAGTGGTAAGAAAGAACTTCGAGCTTACTGCAAGGAGCATGGACTTAGTAGTGGATACTTATTGTAAAGGATAGTGAAATGAAAGTGAAGAAAGTAACCTTTTTCTTGAACGAGGTTGGAACGTGGGAAGCAAGTTTCGAAGGGCTTGTCCTACCGAAGGATATTGGATTGATTAAACGTGCCATGCAGGTTGGTTATCGTAAGTACCTACGGGACCAAAAACTAGGTGCGGGAAGTGAAACCTCAGTGGAGAATAATAATGCCACCAGAAAGACCGAAACAAGCTGAAGTTAATGAAGACCTTCCGGACTTCTCTTTCGAGGACGAGTATGAAGACCTTGAAGAGGAGACGGAGACCCCTGAAGGGGACGAACTTAACGAAGGAGAAGAAGCGGATGATATCATCCGAAAACTTACAGAAGTAGAAAAGAAAGCGAATGATGCAGGTACCCTTGCGAAGATTTTAGCTGACCCGGACGTGCGTGCCCTTTTGCAAGCTAAGGAACAGGGGAAGAAAGTTAAGGTACTCGAGGATGCTACTATTGAGGAGCTCCCCGACCCTGACCTTTCCGACCTAGACGAGGAGTCGAAAGACTCTCTCAAGAAGGTCTTTAGCTACGTGAAGGCAGCCCTTGACATTCGATTGAAGCCCCTTCAGGAGCAGATGTCGAAGGTTAGTCAATATGTCGAGGTATCCGAGGGAAGCAAGGTTAAAGAGGAGATTGCATCTGTCCGGAAGAAGTTCTCAGACTTCGATGATTACAGGCAGGATATGGTCGATATTAACAAGGTAAATCCGGGGCTTAGTGTTGAAGAGTTGTACTTCCTAGCTAAAACGAGGAAGACTGGCGGCTTCAACGTCGGTGCACCAAAGACGGACTCCGAGCGACCGCAGAGGTCAACCGCGAGGCCGGCTGTTGTTGAGAAGAAACCAGTCCGACCAGGGAAACGAGGTTTTGATGACCTTCTTAATGAAGCACTTGACAGTATTGTGAAATAGAAAGGGTCTAAACGATGTCTACAACTTTGCCATCACTGACAAGGACAATCGACGACACCTTTACGCATACTTGGTATGAGATTCAGAAAGATGCTGTTGATAACATTTTGGACGCCAACGTGGTCACGGCGGCACTTCGCGAGAAGGGCTGTTTCACCTCACAAGTTGGTGGGATTTTCATCACGAGAACGATTCAATATGGGAAAAAGGAAACGACTGAGATTGCAAAAGGGTCGATCCTTCCCCATGGTGAAGACGAACTCGAGACGATGGCTCGGTGGGATTGGAAGTACTTTGCCACCCACGTCCAGAGAAATGCTATCGATGACCAGAAAAACGCTGGTAAGTTCGCCATCAAGAATCTTGTATCAACGAAGCTAAAGGCCGCTAAGCAGGCATTGCAGGATAAGCTCGAGAGCGTTATGTTCGGGGCTTGGTCGGCGACTGCTGAGGCGGAAACGACGAAGACGGTTCTTGGTCTCAATGAGTTAGTACCTCCTTATGATGACCGCGAAAATAATACCTTCGGAAACATTGCCCGCTCCAACGACTGGTGGGTCCCGAAGTACAAAGAGGCGAGCGCGAATCCTGAGGTAAATTTAATGTCGGATATGAAGAACCTGTTTAACACCTGCACAGCTCACATTGAAAGTCCTGATTTGATTATCACGGGTCAGACGTGGTTTGAGATTTATGAGGACTTTGCCCTGGACATGAGCCAGCTCTTAGTGAAGGATTCAGGAAAGCTGGTCGACCTAGGGTATCGGGTGTTGAAGTTTAAAGGCGCGGATATGGTATGGGTGCCGGACGCACGTATCCAGCTTAGCTCTCTTAATCAGATGCTAATGCTGAATACGAACTACATCGAGTTGGTCTTTGATCCGAAGATGTGGTTCGCTGCGACGGAGTGGAAGCCTATTGCTCTCCAACTTGAGAGAGTGATGCATATCCTCTGTACGTGTAATTTAATTGGAACCCAACCGCGTCGTCATGGTAGACTCTACGCAGTCTAGAAAGGAAGTGACTTATGGAACTGAAATCACTTTTTGTGACTAAGACGGTTACACAGACGTCGAGCAAGGACCTTGAGGGCGTGGGGACTATCCGCTTCGATGCGGATGGGAACATGTATCGCTGGGTCAAGAACCTTCTTGCTACAAACTCGACCTCTCCTGCTGGTGGCCTTGCCGCTTACGATGGCACAGACCGAACGGCTGTTACAAGACCTGCAACAGATAATTTGTCTAACATGGCAGGGGTGTGGGAAGCGGCGGTAGTAGGTGGTAGTTATGGTTGGATAAGGGTGAAGGGGAAAGGTAGTATTACCCTTTATCGAACGGCGGCCAACAGCACGCAGACTTATGGTGCTATTGACATCGGTGCCGCCTTGAAGGGTGTTGATGATGAGTATCACGCTGTTAGCACCAACGCTGTTCAGGCCCCTGACACCTTCTTCATGGGAGAGGCCCTTGCAACATTGGCTTCTCAAACAACCGATGCTACACACACCCAGGTTGTGCAGACCATCCTCGATTTCAAACTGTAACCTTTTGGTGGGGAGGGAGCTTTTGTCTCCCTCCTCTCCTTACTTTAGGAGATTTAACTATGAAAGTAGGTGTTGCCCTCACAACGTATGGTGGCATTGACCCGTACTGTTTTCATAATCACTTATCCGTGCTTCTGCACTGGAAAAAGACTATGGACATTGAGGTCTATCACGTTCCTGACACCCAACAAGAACAGGCGATAAATGGCCTTTGTGCCTGTGCGATAAGGGATGAGTGTGACTTCATTTTCTTTATGGAGCAGGATAATATCTTTGATAAAGGGGACCTTGCGAAGCTTTTGGCACATGAGTTGGATGTAGTCTCAGGGTACTATACCTTCAGGAACTGGCCTTTTGCTCCTATTCCCTTAAAGAGAGACACCAACGGTCTTTTCTACCGGCTGGAGTATGTTCCTATCCATGATAGACCTAGCCTCATTGACGTTGACGTAGCGTGCTTTGGGTGCTGCCTTGTTAAGACTGATATTATAAAAAGCCTCTTTCAGAAAGGCCTCGTCTTTAGAAGGGAGTTTGATAAGAAGACATCTAGCACCCTTACGGTGGATTGTGTGTTCTTTAAGGACCTTAAGGGGCAAGGAGTGAAAATTTTCGTTGACGGTAAGGTAAGGGTAGGGCATACAGGAATGAGGCCTATTATAACACCGGATAACTACCGGCTTCATACGGAGATGTTGAAGATTGCCTACCCTGAGCTTGTGCCTCCAAATGAGCAGTACAGTGAAGAGGAAAGACTGAGTAAGATAAAAGAGCTGTTTGGAGGGTATGAAGATGTTTAACCTTACTGAAATCTTTAAGAAACATGGGTGTGTTAAGATAGAAGGTCATGGAGAGTTGTATGACCGTCTCCTTGCGCCCTTTGCGGATAAGGAAATAAAGCTCTTGGAGATAGGGGTCTTTCAAGGTAACTCTCTTATCTCCTGGCAAGAGGCGCTACCAAAGGCAAAGATTTTTGGAATTGATAGGGGATTCCCTGTTGGTCCTTGTACCAAGGATTTGTCCTTTGCTGAGATTATAGTAGGGGATCAGTCTTACCCACCCTTTGTGAGTATGGTGGCAGAGAAGTATGGTCCTTTTGATGTAATCATCGATGATGGTGGACATTGGTGTGATGATCAGCAGGTGAGTTTTGAGGGCTTGTGGCCAGCCGTGAGAGTGGGTGGTTTTTATGTGGTAGAGGATTTATGGGTAGCAAGGGAAAGAACATTAGAGGGATGGAAGTGTACGATTGATTACCTTGAGGAACTCCCTTATCGTAAGGAGTTCTTCCCAGGATACTTTGGCTCCGAGAAACTCGGAAACATAACGCACGGGAACAAATGTTCTGCTCTGAACAATAACAGGAGAAACATCCAGAGAAACATTTCGGGTATATTTAGGACCAATATTTATTCTTACTTTTAATAGGGGTTCTCTTTATGGTTTTTCTAGGGGTTTTGCAACAGCATTTGGTGCATGCATTGCTGATGGGATTTATTTCTTTTTGGGCTTATTAGGCCTCTTGGCTGTTTTAAAAGAGTCTGCTCATTTTATGTTTGTTTTAGATATTTTAGGTGGATTTCTTTTGAT